CGCGTTGATCCCGGCACTGTGAGTTTCGAGGTTTACCTTGAAGACACAGCAACTGCCACAAATACACTAAAAACACTGCGCGACTGGCAAGCAACTGTCACCGGGTCAAGCATTGGCTACAACAGCGTCACGCTAAGCCTTAATTTCCCTGGCTCAACCATCGATGCGCTGATCAGCTACCAAGGCTACATCAGCGGAATTACTGAACCAACTGTTGGCGCAAGTGATGAAGCGCTACGCTTTTCAGTAACCTTGCAAGTAACTGCTGTCTAACGGAGAAATTGAATGGGCTTGAATAGGGACGAAATCCTTGGCAAAAGTCGAGGCCGTGTTGAGGAAATCAAGGTGCCAGAGTGGGGTGGCACCGTGTTCGTTAAGGAAATTACTGCCAGCGAGAGAGACGCATTCGAGGCGTCTTCTCTCGATAAAAAAGGCAGCGCCAAGATGGTAAACATCCGCGCTAGGCTGGCGGTGTTGACTTTGTCAGACAGCACTGGCCTGCGCATGTTTTCTGATTCTGATGTGGCAGCGCTGGGCGAGTTGCCTGCCTCGGCAATGGATCGCATCTTTGAAGCGTCCATGCGAATTAACAGGCTCACTAAATCAGATGTGGATGAGCTGGAAAAAAACTACGAGAACCAGGCGGAAGCACCCGCCGCCTGATGTTTGCCTTAGCCGGCCACCTTGGCATGACGGTGGCTGAGCTGGGTGATCGGTTGACTAGTTGTGAACTGTCTGAATGGATAGCCTTGCTGGCAGTTGAGCCATGGGGGCCATATCGGCAGGATCTGCTGAATGCCATTTCCTGCTATGCCAGCGCAGCGCCTTGGTGCAAAAACACAAAGGTGAGTGATTGGATCCCTCGTTTCGACAAGCATGAGCCTGACCGTGATTCCATTTTGACATACTTGAAAGCCACGGGGGCAAGCATCCATGGCGACAATCAGTAAATTAGCGATCAACCTTGGATGGAATGGCCAACAGGCTGAAGACGGATTAGCTAGGACAGCAAAGAAAACAAGCGAGGCTGGCAAAAAAGCTGACGAAGCTGGTTCAGCATTTGGCCGGCTGGCACAGGCGCTTAAAGGTGCTAACGATGTCAAGTCTGGATTCGACATGCTGCGAGGTGTTACGCAGTTCTTTATAGGCACACCAATTGCCGCAGTCGGTTCGATGATGAAGCTTGGCGGCGAATTGGAAACAATGCAAATCAAGATGGGACTGCTGGCCGGCAGCTTCGATAAAGGAGCTGAAAGCCTAGAAAATTTGCGCCAGATCACGCGCGATATGGGTGTGCCACTTGAAGAGGTTGTCGGTGGATTCCAGCAGCTTACAGCGGCAGGAGTAGATACCGGCAGCGCTGAAAAACTGATGCGAACATTTGCCGAGGTTTCGCCACTATTGGGCCAAGGTGGCTTGGGTCAATTAGCTGGCGGCATCAGCCAGATGGCAAAAAGTGGTATTGCCGAAGCGGCCACGCTGCAGCAGATGCAAGCAAGCGGGCTGAAAGTGTACGAGGCTTTGGCCGTGCGCCTGGGCAAAGTAACCGGTCAGTTTCACTCGGTGGAAGATGCCATCAATGCAGTCAACAATAAGACCGTTCAAGCGAGTACTGCGGTATTGGCCATGCAGGATGCAGTAAAAACACCGGAAGCTATCGAGGCATCTCAAAGGCTGTTTAATAGTTTTGATGGCCAGCTAAGCCGTTTACAACAAGGCGTTGTTGAGCTGTTCAGGGACATTGGGAAAGGCTTAATAGACGGCTTGGATATTCCGGCATTCTTGGCAAGTCTTCGTGGTGTAATTGAATCGATTGCCATCATAGTCAAAGAGCTTCTGTCGAATCTTACAGCGATTATGGGGCCAGAAGGCAAAGGCAACCAGATTGAAAAAAACTTTAAAAATGCCAGAGATTTTGCGTTTCAGATGGCCGAACGACTGGCGACATCTGGCAACGACCTGATCACTAATTTTGACAAGATGATCTCCCACATCAAGGAAACATTCGAGAACATCAAAGCATTTTTTGAATCCCCTACAGACATGGAAGCCCAGAAGAATCGCCAGCATTTCAATAGATTTGTTGGCAATAGGGAAAGAACAGATGCTGAAATAGCTGGCCAGTCACGCGCTTTAGATATTGCCAATTTTTTTGCAGGCGTAGAAAACAATGCCAAAGGCCTAGACAGAAAACGAGCCATGGATTTTGCCGCACCAAAGGAGCGTGGTGGCGCGTTTGATCCAGTTAGGATCAAGCAAAAAGAGATGGCCAGTACATCTGATTTCACTGTGCAAAAACTACAAGCAGGTAGCACAGCAGCAGTTGAGGCCATGGTTCGCAACCAGCTGGGCGGCGGTAAAGAACCGCAACAGGAGATACTAGCAGAGGCTAAAGAACAAACTCGCCAAGGCGCAGAAATGCTAACACTTTTGGCTGGTATCAAACTACCAGCCACAGTTCAAGTAGGCATCTGAGGTAACCAATGGCCTACACGCTATTCAGAGAAGTTATTGAAGGCCGCAGTGGCAGCGTCGATCAGCGCTACCAGCGAGCGTACAAGCGCGCGTTTCTGGTCAAGACTGATTCGGCTGGCTATGGTCCCTATTACGCTGGCAGCCATCCCAGCCTGCCGCTTGTCTGGTCAGTTCACCCAGAAGACTCGCTGGCCTACTGCGTTGGCTTCTCGGTAGATCAAGACCAGAACGATGGCACGCTCTGGCGAGTAACAGCCAACTACGCCTACAACGCCGACACATTCCAAGGCGGTGGCACTGGCACTGGCGCAACCGGCAACCCTGCGATAGATACGCAGCAGCAAGGCCAAGCGCCTGCCGACCGGGTGCAGTCGCCACTATCTAGGCCAAGAGATTACCAAATATCTACTGTCGCCTATCCAGAGGCGCTGCGCGGAGATGTGGACGGCAACGCAATTCTCAATAGTGCCTACGATCCGTTTCTGCCAGCTAGCGAGATTCAGAAGTTTGGCGCACAAATCACCATCGGCCTGAACGCATCCACTCCACCATCTGAAGCATGGATGAGCGCAGTCGGCAAACTGAACGCAACCACGCTGACCATCACACCACCAGGCTCAACGATTTCGCTGGCGGCAAAAACAACCAGGCTAAACAGTCTGAACGCTCAGGCTGTCTACGAAAACGGTTTGGCCTATTGGCGTTGGACTCTAGCGTTTGAGTTTCGGCCTAGCACCACAACCTACACCAGCGGATGGGTGCAGCTAGGTGCCAGTTGGCCAGTGCTCGGATGGAAGCTGGTTTTGCTGGATGCCGGAAAACGTAGATGGGATGGCACGCGGTACACAGCGTTTAGTGATCCACCTGGTCAGCAGCCAGTCACACAGGCTGTGCTGATGGACGGCAGCACTAACAGACTTGCCGCAGACACCAAGCCTTACTACAAGGCTTGGGACATCTACCGCACTATCACCTTCCCGAGTCCGCTCTAATGGCTGGCTATTCGCTAGAGCTAGAGACGATCAAGCGCCTCGGCAAAATGCTAAAGGCGTTTGAAGGTGGTGGCATGGCGCCAACATTTCGCGAGCATCTGACCGAGCAGTATGAGGTGCAGGGCGTTGCTGTGCGGGTGGTTCAGGTGACAGGTGCCAAGCAGTCAGACGGCACCTATCCGGCCAAGCTTCTAGGCAGAAACAGCGATGCCTACAGTTCGACTTGGTCAGACTACGAGATCGTCAGCGTCATTGAGCCAAACAACGCCACACTAACCAACGGCAATAAATACGTTGCGCTCTGCGTAGGCTGGTATGCCGGCAGTGGTTCTGGTTCTGGTTCTGGTTCTGGTTCTGGTTCTGGCAGCGCTGCTGGTCTGTGGGTGGTGGCTGGTAGTGTGCCGGGCGCAAACCTGACGCAGACGGTGGTGACTGATGTGACTTGTTCTGGTTCCACGCTGGTGGTCACTAAAAAGACTTTAACTATTCCGGGTGGGTCTGTGAGCTAATGCCTGAATTTAAGCTTTTTTACAAGAACTGCACATGCTGCGCTGGCAGTGAGAGTAGTGGCAGCGGTAGCGCATCATGTTTTTGCAGTTTCTTTAATGTGCTGTGCCCAACCAGTCCAGTTAAAACTAATTGCAAAAAAAACTTTGTGGTAAATATAACCTTAAATTTTTCAGGATGCGTTGGAACACAAATGGGAAGTTGTGGTTCTGGTTCTGGCATTTCTGGCCCTGAAACTGGACTAGATGTAGATGGGTCTGGTAGTACCGGAAGCGATTGCAGAAAAACATGCAAGCCATGCTGTGAGCTAGTGCCTTTTTCTTATGAATTAAAACTAGAGTGTTTTAATGACATCTTGGCAGTTCCTGAATTAAATGGCGACTGCATCCCAGCAGGTAGCCATGAATGCTTGGGAAATCGCCTAAACTGTCCGTTTTTTACTATAGATTCCGGGCTTTCTGGCTACTTTGGAAATTTATTTGATGATGGCTATTTAACGATATTATTTAATGGAGCAATTCTCGATTCCTGTAACCCTTTGGTTATTAGTGGAACATTAAACGGAATAGCAACAAATCTTAGTACATGCCTTAGATCTTGTTTAGAAGGCTTTAACCAACCAGAATTCTACCCTACCTGCATCACTGGCACATTTATCATTACCGAGGCTTTGCCATAAATGGAAAAGCCGTGCCCAAACAATCCTGCGGCCTGCGCCTGCCACATCTGCAAGCTATTCCTGCACGACGAGCGATATCGCAAACTTTGGGACGGCCAAGGACCAGCGCTGCCAGCGCAACCCTCACCAATCATCCCTGGCAAAACATTTGCCAGCAACGCGGACCTAGCCAAAGAGCGAGCAAAGCGAGGCAGGACCAAATGCCAGCACTTAGGCGACAAGCTTGAACTAAAAACTACCTGTCCAGTCGGGTGCGGTGGCGGCACCGAGCTGCACGCCTGCGGCATCCATGGCACATGCAGGCGCTACGGCAACGACGAAACGGTGATGACCTGCTGGCGCTGTCCTGAGTATCAGGCCGAGGAGCAATTAACCGTAGACCAGTGGACCGATCTATTGGCCAGTAGCAAGCTCACTAACGAT